AACGCGGTTGGCTATGAACTGAAATCGAAGTACCAGTGGCAGGCGCTTAACAAGGCGTACATCTTCACGGTATCGACGGCCAGCATCACGGGCAACACGGTTTCGGGCAACAGCAACATCACCAGTGCCTCAAGCATTGCGGGCCTGGACACGACCTACCAAGTCACCGGGACGGGGATCAACCAAGCGACCTACATCGCTTCGGCCCCGTCTGGTGCGACGATTCCCCTGTCCCAGCCTGCCACGGTCACGGCTACGGGTACGTCCTTCAGTCTCACGAAGGTCAAGTATTCCATGCCGTCCGACTACGACCGGATCATTGACGGCACGCAGTGGGACAAGTCCAAGCACTGGAAGATGCTCGGGCCTGAGACTGCCCAGCAATGGGAATGGCTCATTTCCGGCTACATCTCGACCGGCCCGCGTGTGCGGTTTCGCATCTTCGGCGGGTACTTCCAGATCTGGCCCGCGCTCGGGACGAACGAAGTCCTCGGCTTTGAGTACGTCAGCAACGGATGGGCGGCGGACTCTGGCGGGACGGCTAAGACCTCGTTCACTGCCGACACCGATACCTGCATCTATCCCGACCGGCTCATGGTGCTTGGCCTGAAGCTGAAGTATTTCAGCATCAAGGGCTTCGACACTACAGACCTGCGCAGGGACTACGAAACCGAACTGAGCATTGCGCAGGCGAACGACAGCGGTTCTCCGACCCTTTCCTTTGCGCCTCGTCCTTCGGAAGTGCTGATCGGTTGGGAGAACATCCCGGACAGCGGTTACGGCACTTAAATGCAGGCGAAGCGGGCTGTATCCACGACGGCAGCGATTTCCGCCCCGACGGGGGGCTGGAACGCCCGCGACGCGCTGGGAGCGATGGAGCCGCAGGACGCGGTGATCCTGACGAACCTCTATCCGGGGACTTCGGACGTATTCCTGCGCAACGGGTACACGCAGTATTCCACCGGCTTGGGTGGGCAGGTTGAATCGGTGATGACGTTTTCCGGGTTGACCTCCAACAAGCTTCTGGGGGCGGCGGGTAGTTCGATCTTCGACTGTACCGCAGGGGGCGCGGTTGGTGCGGCTGTTCAGACGGGTCTCACGAATGCCCGCTGGCAGTACGTCAACTATTCGAACACCTCGGGCAATTACATCTACATGGTGAACGGGGCCGACGCTCCGCGCTATTGGGATGGGACTACGTGGACGAATGCTGCGATTACCGGGGTGACGGTAGCGAACCTCATCCACATCAACGAGCATAAAAACCGCCTGTGGTTCGTTGAGAAGAACACGATGAACGCTTGGTATCTGGCGACCTCTGCCATTGCCGGGGCGGCGACGAAATTCGACCTGACCGGGGTAGCCATGATGGGCGGCTATCTCATGGCAATGGCTACGTGGACGATTGACGCCGGTTACGGGGTGGACGACCTCGCGGTGTTTGTGACCTCTCGCGGTGAGGTGATTGTGTATCGCGGGACGGACGTATCAAGCGCAACGACTTGGGCGCTGGTCGGCGTGTGGCAGATCGGCGCTCCCGTTGGGCGTAGGTGCATGGTGAAGTTTGCCGGGGACTTGCTGATCATCTGCCAGGACGGGGTTTATCCAATGTCCGGTGCGTTGCAGTCCTCGCGGGTCAATCCTCGTGTGGCGCTGACGGACAAGATTCAGTTTGCTGTGTCGTCGGCTATCTCGACCTACGGGGATAACTTCGGCTGGGAGCTGATCCAGTTTCCAAAGGAAAACATGCTGTTCCTTAACGTGCCGATTGCGGTCGGTTCGCAGGAGCAGTACGTCATGAATACGATCACCAAGTCTTGGTGCAACTTCACCGGATGGGAAGCGAACTGCTGGACGATCTTCGGGGATGACCCGTATTTCGGCGGGAACGGGTACATCGGTAAGGCTTGGAACGGCTACGCGGACAACGGGACGAACATCAACGGCGACGGGCTGCAAGCCTTCAGCAACTTCGGTTCCCCCGGCAAGCTGAAGCGTTACACGATGATGAAGCCTTACCTTCGCTCGGACGGCTCGCCTGCGATTTCCGCCAACCTGAACATTGATTTTGATACCTCGGACACTACGGCCACGCTGTCTTTCAGCCCGACAAACTATGCGCTGTGGGATACGGCGGTTTGGGACGCTGCGGTGTGGGGCGGTGGTCTGAACGTCCTCCAGAACTGGCAGGGCGTGAACGGTGTTGGAGCGTGGGCAGCGCCTCGGCTGAAGATCGCTTCGCAGGGCATCGCAACGCACTGGGTGAATACCACCATCGTCATGGAGCAGGGCGCGATCCTGTGATCGTCACTGGGTCGGGTGTCGTTGAATGGGTTGCGAGGCAGACAAACGAGTTCGGGAACTTCGGTACGGAGGCCGGGATTGGATTGTCTAAGGATGGTGCCTTGGTGGCCGGAGTCGCTTACGCCGAGTGGAATGGCCCCAACGTTGTGTGTCACATCGCGTCAGATGGAAGCCGCCGCTGGCTCTCTAGGGCTTACCTATGGGCGATCTTTGACTATCCCTTCCGACAACTCGGATGCGAGCGCATCACGGTATGCGTTGGGGAAGGAAACAAAGACTCGCGGCGTTTCGTTGAACACCTCGGGTTCACGAAAGAGGCTTGGTTGACCGGGGCGCATCCCACCGGGGATTTGATCGTTTACTGCATGTTCAAGGCTGAATGCCGATTCTTGAGAGAACCCTATGCAAAGCATGGAACCCATCTACTTCGCGCCACAGCGTAAGCTTGGCGGGGGCTGGATCTGCTGGAAGGATTCGCCTTCGCCGCCTCCCGCGCCTGACTACACCGGCGCTGCGAATGCAACCGCTGCCGGGAACCTTGAGGCCGCGAAATACGCCACTGCCGCGAACCGGGTAAACCAGTATTCGCCCTACGGCTCCTCGACGTACAAGCAGGGCAATCCCGGCTCCGACACCGACCCGCAATGGGCGCAGACGATCAGCCTGTCTCCTGTTGGTCAGCAACTCCTCGACTACGCGAACAACTCTGCCCTTGGACTCGGTTCGCAGACGGGTCAAGCCCTTGACAGGGTAGACCAGAGCCTGTCGCAGCCGTTCGACATCAACAGCGCGAACGATGCCACGCAGAAGGCTTACCAGAACATCACTTCGCGGCTTGATCCGCAGTGGGCGCAGAGGACGAGCCAGCAGGAAACGGCCCTGACGAACCAAGGGCTGCGACCGGGGATGGAGGCGTATGACAACGCCATGCGCGACTTCAACTACGGCAAAAACGACGCTTACACGCAGGCGAACACGCAGGCGATGGGCTTTGCCCCGCAGGCGATGCAGCTTGAACTCGCTGCGCGTAACCAGCCGCTGAACGAACTGAACGCGCTTCGCACTGGCTCACAGGTGACGAACCCGCAGTTCTCCAACGTGCCGCAGCAGCAGACCACGGCTGGCGCGAACATGCTCGGAGCTGCGCAGGCGCAAGGACAATACGACCAAGGGCTTTACAACGCCGGGGTTGGGCAGAGCAACGCGATGATGGGCGGACTGTTCCAGTTGGGCGCTGCGGCTGCTGGTGCGCCTTCTGGCGGGTTCCTGTCGTCCTTCTCTGACCGTCGCCTGAAGTCAAACATTGTGCGCCTTGGCGATCACCCGCTCGGGATTGGCGTCTACGAGTACGACATCTTCGGGCGCAGGGAAATCGGTGTGATGGCCGACGAGGTTCTGGATGTGATGCCGGAAGCCGTGTCGGTTCACCCGAGTGGATTCATGCAGGTTGACTACGGGAGGCTCTAATGCAAACGGTCAACTTCCAAGCCCCCACGGACGCCGCCGCAGAAGCGGAGCAAATCGCCCGATCGCGCCGTTATGCCGAACTCATGCAACAGCAGTCCATGCAGCCTATGGGCGACACGCAGATGGCTGGCGGCTGGGCGATCCGCAAATCCCCGTTTGAGGGGCTTGCCAAGATGCTCCAAGCCTACGGCGGCAGGAAGGGGCAGGAAGCCGCCGACGAGCGCACCAAGGCCCTGGCCGACAAGGTTCGGCAGCAAGGGGTGGCGGACGTTTCCGCGTTCACTGGCGCGCTGCAAGGCTCCCCGGCTGTGACGGACATCAACCAGACCAATCAAGGGCTGGATTCGTTTGATCCCAAGGCCGCTCAAGCACCTGACAGGGCCAAGGCCATCGCCATTGCAATGCAATCCCAGCATCCGATGGTTCAAAACGCCGGTTCGTCCATGCTCGCCCAAATGCTGAAGTCCCAAGACCCGTACAGCCTGCGCGAAGGCGAGAAGCGGTACGGGCCGAATGGCGAGGTTATCGCAGATAATGCAAAGCGTCCTGAAACAAAGGTGCTGTCCCCCGGACAGACGGTGTTCCAAGTCCCCACCCAAGGGCCTGCCGTCCCGCTTGCCAACGTCCCCGAGAAGGTGGACTACAACAAGCCTTTCCTCCCGGACGGGAAGCCGAACCCCGCCTACCAAAACTACGAGTTTGGAAAAGCCCGCGCCGGGAAGCCCGACATCAACAGCACGGTTATCAACGCTGGCCCGAAGGCTTTCGAAACCGAACTCGGGAAACTGGACGCGGAGCAGCTCGGAGAGTGGCGCAAGAACGCCATGTCCGGTCAACAGACGCTCGGGATTGTCGAAAACCTGCGTGGCGCGATCAAGGAAGGCGTGTACTCGGGCGGCGGCGCACAGGCCAAGACTGCTGTGGCAAACCTCATCAACGGCATTACTGGCGCGACTCCGAAGGCCCTCCCCGGTTCGCAATTGTTCAACGCCGAATCCAGCAAGCTTATTCTGGAGAAGGTCAAGCAACTCGGCGCGAACCCGTCGAACGCCGACCGCGACTTCATCGAAAAGACGGTGCCGAACCTCGCCACCAGCCCGCAGGCTCGGGACGCCCTTATCGGGTTCCTTGAGAAAAAGGCAACGGAGCAGATCGAGATTTACAAGAAGGCCGATGCCCATGCTCGCCAGAATAACGGGCTGAAGGGTTTCAACATGCTCCAGACACCTAGCCCCAAAGGCAACGTTATGGACTTCAACAGCCTTCCGAAAGGCGGCACGTAATGGATGTCCGTATGCCCGATGGGACGCTAATTACCAACGTCCCGGACAACATCACCCAAGCGGATTTGATGGCTAGGGTTGAGCGTGGCCGCGCTGAAAGCGGCCCGAAGCTGAAGATCGGGCAGGAAGGCTTTGGCGATGCCCTGCGCTCCACCCTGAAAGATGCCGGATGGGCTGGGCGAAACCTTGCCGGGGCCGGGACTGCTCTTTCCAACCTGTGGGAAGGGGCGAAACAGGTAGTCGGCAAGGGCGACGACCAAGCCATCCAAGCCAACCGGATCATGGCGCAGGAAGCCCCTGTAGGCGCTTTGGCCGGAAACGTGGCTTTGCTGGCCCCTACGGCCCTCATCCCCGGAGCCAATACCGTGGCAGGGGCCGGTGTTGTCGGCGCGGCGCAGGGCCTCCTACAGCCCACCCAAGGGGACGAATCCCGCGCCACCAATACCGCGCTTGGCGGGGCCTTTGGTGCTGGCGGTCAGGCGCTCGGCAACAAGCTGGGAACGATGCTCACCAACCGCCTTGCAACGCAAGAGGCTAAAGGTGTCGCAGACCAATCCCGGAACGCTGTCCGCGATGCCACACTGAAATCGGCGCAGGATGCCGGGTACGTTGTCCCGCCTTCGACGGTCAATCCCTCTTGGCTGAATAAGCGCATGGAGAGCCTTGCCGGGAAGGC